AACTGCACCACCGCGTATGTGGACACGCCCAAGAGGTTCGGGGAGGCGCTTTACTTGCTCCTGTGCGGCGCGGGCGTGGGGTATTCGGTGCAGAGCCACCATGTGGGCCAGCTTCCCCCCGTGCGGTCACTTGAGGAGCTTGAGGCGGCGCCCCGTGTCCCCTTCGTCATCGAGGACAGCATTGAGGGCTGGGCGCGCGCGCTTGATGCGCTCGTGACCGCGTACATGGGGCAGGGTGACTTGCCCGCCTTTGATGGCTCACTTGTGCGCCCCAAGGGGAGCGTGATTCGCTCCTGCGGGGGCAAGGCACCTGGCCCCGAGCCCCTGCTGAATATGCTCCGAGAGGCCGAGAACCTGTTGCGGAGTCGCGCGGGGCAGAGTCTGCGCCCGATAGACGCGAGTGACCTCATGTGCATCAGCGCCGACTGCGTGCGCGCTGGGGGCGTGCGCCGCGCCGCCCTGATTGCCTTGTTCGACCTCACGGATGACGAGATGCTGACCTCCAAGAGCGCGGGCAACTGGTGGGAGACGCATCCGTGGCGCGCGCGCGCAAACATCTCGGCGCTTGCTCTGCGCCATCGCGCCAAGGAGCCCGAGTACGCGGCGGCGGTGGGGCGCGTGTTTGAGTACACCAAGTCCTACGGGGAGCCTGGGATCATTTGGGTCAACTCGCTTGAAACCGCGTACAACCCGTGCGTGGCGGGCGATACGCTTGTGCTCACGGATAAGGGGTACAGGCGCATCCGCGACTTGAAGGCCAGCACGCTCATCTTGGATCCTCGTTTTGGCAAGGGCTCCAAGGGGGACACGAGTGAGCGCGGCGGCTTTATGACTGCGCCCTCCAAGCAGTTGTATATGCTCCGCACGCACGAGGGGTACTCGGTAGAGTGTACTGAGGACCACGAGATTATGACTCAGCGCGGTTGGGTGGAGGCGCGTGACCTTGTGGCGGGCGACTTGATCCATGTGGCGAACGCGCGGGGCGTGGAGTCTTTTGGGGATAAGTACACCCAAGAGCAGGGGCTCTTGTTGGGGTGGTTACTGGGTGATGGGTGCGTGGTTTCCCCCACTCAGGGGCGCTTGTACTTCTACGGGGCCAAGCGGCGGCTCGTGTCCATGTTTGAACAGGTCACGGGATGCTCGGCTCATGTGCAAGAGGTGTATGACCGCGCGTACATAGACTTCCCGCTGTCCGTTCTTGCCAACATAAAAGATACTTGGAACACCGAGACCAAGCGCGTGTTGCCTGACGCTATCTATGAGGGCTCGGGGGCGTTCTTGAGCGCGTTCTTGCGCGCTTTGTTTAGCGCAGATGGGAGCGTGCAGGGAGACTCCAGCAAGGGGCTGAGTGTCCGTCTCACGCAGGCGCACTTGCCCCTGCTACAAGTGGTTCAGCGAGTCCTGTTGCAGTTTGGCATATTCGGCAAGATGTACGAGAACCGCAGACCCAAGGGCACAGCACAGCTCCCCGATGGCAAGGGGGGGCTTGCCGAGTACCCCGTGGAGGCGGTGCATGACCTGTGTATCTCGCGTGACTCGTTGAATGTGTTTGCGGCGCGTGTGGGCTTTCTTTGCCCCAAGCAGGACCTCTTAGTTGAGCGTCTAGGGGCTAGGACTCGTACTCCCTATGCTGACCGCTTTGTCGCGCAGTTTGAGAGCTTTGAGCCCACGCGTATTGCCCCCGTGTACGATCTCACTCAGCCCGATACCTCCAGCTTCATCGCCAACGGGGTGGTGGTTCACAACTGCGTGGAGATCGGCATGGTCCCCATGCTCATCAAGGACGAAAAGGGGCAGGTGCTCACCGAGTATGCCTTGGACTACATGGACTTTGACCAACAGGACAAGTGGCGCGCGCGCGGGCTCTCGTATGAGACAGGGTGGCAGTTCTGCAATCTCACCGAGGTCAACGCGGCCGCGTTCAAGGATCCCCATGATGCCTTTGAAGCGGTGCGCCTAGCCACGCACCTGGGGCTCATCCAAGCGGGCTACACGCTCACCGATGAGGACTACCTTGTGGCGGGGGGGCGCACCTGTACGCGCGAAATCTTGGAGCGCGAGTACCTGTTGGGCGTGAGCCTCACGGGCTTGGGGAGCGCGCCCGCGTGGGTCCGAGAGGAGCGTTTTCTTGAGGAGCTGGGCTTGGTGGCAGGGAACACGGCGCGTATGTATTGGGAGGCGTACGCGCTCAAGAGGTGTCCCGCGCGCGTAACCTGTGTGAAGCCCAGCGGGAACGCGGCGGTGCTTCTCGGGTGCGCGTCAGGCGTCCACGCGGACCACGCCCCACGCTACTTGCGCCGCGTGCAGGCGAGCGGCGACAGCGCGATCACGCAGGCCTACATGGACGCGAACCCCAAGGCGGCGGAGAAGTCCGTGTGGTCGCGCAACGGCAATGACTATGTGCTCTCGTTCGCCATCGAGGCGCCCGCCCACGCGCTCCTGAAAACCGAGCAGACGGCGCAGGAGTTCTTGGAGTGGGTGGCGCTCGTCCAGCGTTCTTGGGTGCGTGAGGGCACGGTGCGCCTCACCAGCGCGGGCCCCGTGCGGCACAATGTGAGCAACACCTGCGTGGTGCATCCCCACGAGTGGGAGGGTGTCATTGAGACCTTGGCCACGCGCCCGTATGAGTTCGGGGGCGTCTCGTGCCTGGGCGCGAGCGGTGATTATGACTATCCGCAGGCGCCCTTCTGCCGTGTGTACGAGCCCCACGAGGTGAGCGAGGATGACCCGCACAGAGACGCAAAGCTGGCGGCGTGGGAGCTGTGGAACGAGTTGCGCGCCTCTCATGTGCCGGTGGACTACTCCCTTGTCCATGAGGCGGAGGACAACACGGAGGTCATGGGCGAGGTTGCGTGCGCGGGTGGGGCGTGTGAGCTAAAGCTCTAGGGCCCCTCGCCCTCAGTCTCGTCACCCTCAAGGGCAATGGCCATCGCCACAAGTGACTTGTACCGCAGAAGGACGCGCTCCGCGTAGGCGCGCGCATCACGCCCCTTGCCCGCGTAGCCCTCAAGGGCGCGGCGCACGGAGGGGCGCGTGTCCACGAAATGATGCAAGGCGCGGAGCCCCGCGTCTATGTGGTCACACTTGGGCTTGAGCTTGCCCTTCTCGTCTTTGGGGCACCAATAGGCGGGTATCACTTGGAGGGGGCCCTGTGCGCCCTTGTTGCTTGTTTGGTGGGGCTTGAAGCGGGTCTCCTCGGCGGCGACAGCCAAGGCGAGCAAGGGATCCACGGGGCTGTCAATGGCGGCGTTGTACACCTGCTCACAAACAGCCTGTGCCCGCCGAAACTCGCGCACTTGTGAGTTTTGGAGCTGTGGGTATATGGTGACAAGTATCAAGATGCAGAGGTCCATACGGTCTCCAGGTCAAAACAAAGGGGTCTCAAAGTACATGAGCCTAGTCCTTCCGTCAACACCCGAGCAGAGGCGCGCGTTGTCCCGTGTGTCCCCTGTGTTTTTCGATGCGTATTACTGCGGAATGAGGTTCGCGGAGCACCGCAAACGCTGGCTCACGCGCTTTGATGAGTCATGGCGCGTGGCGCGCGAGAGCCAAGACAAGGGGCGCTTGCTTGTGTTGGCTCCGCGTGACCACGGAAAAACAGAGGCGGCCATCACATACGCCGTGCGCGCTATCTGCCTTGACCGAAATGTCCGTATCCTGTGGATCTGTGAGAGCGCGGCACAGGCAGAAAAGCGCATGCGGCGCGTAAAAGCGTTACTGCGCTCCGAGCGGATTATTGAGGACTGGGCGAGCGACCCCGCGCGCGGATGCACGCCCCTTGAGAGCGAGGACGCGCCGTGGACGCAGACGCAGGTTTATGTACCGCGCACACTTGAGAGCGTGGACCCCACGCTCACCGCGATTGGCTCGGGCGGCGCGGTCACAGGTGCTCACTTTGACCTCGTGCTTGCGGATGACCTTGAATCTGACGCCACCGTGTACACGGCAAGCCAGCGAGACAAGACCAAGCGTTGGTTCCGCGCAACCGTGCTCCCCATGTTGACGCGCGGAGGGCTCATTGTGACCATCGGCACGCGTAAGCACTACGGGGACTTGTACGGGGACCTCATCGCTGACCCCTCGTGGGCGGTGCTTGAGGACCCAGCCATAGTCAAGTGGCCCACGGCGCACAGGTTCTTGACCACGCAGGTGGATGGGCGCGAGGTGATCAGCGGCGTGGAGTTGGAGGGCGACCACAAGGTGCTGTGGGAGGAGGAGCGCCCCCTAGAGTACTTGCTCCGTGAGCGCCGCTCTATGGGCGCCCAGCTTTTCGCCCGCGAGTTCCAAAACCAAGTGCAGGATGACTCGGCGGCGGCGTTCCGTTACGAGTGGCTAGAAGCCGCCAAGGAGCGCGGGAAGCACCTGAGCTTGTACGAGTTGCCCGATGTGAAGGGGCTTGAGCTCGTGCAGGGGTGGGACTTCTCGCTTGTGTCCTCAGCACAGGCGGCGGAGGCGCGTGACACGGACTTCACGGTTGGGACCACTTGGGGGCGTGACCCCGCCACGGGTGACCATTACTTGTTGGGGCTGTTTCGCAAGCGTGGGCTCCAAGCATCCCAGCTCCGTGACGCTGTGGTGAGCGAGTTTGAGCGATGGCGTGGCAAGGTGCGCGCCGTCGCGGTGGAGCGTAACGCGTTCGGTGAGTTGCATTTTATCGGGCTCCAGCAGACCACGGACCTCCCGCTTGTGGGCCATGTGACCACGGGCGCGAAAAAGGCGGACCCGTGGCAAGGTGTCGCCTCGCTCTCGGTGCTCTTTGAACAAGGCAAGGTGATTTTTCCCTATGCGACACAGCGCGACCGCGAGACCTTAGAGCCCCTGATCCAAGAGCTTTGGGGGCTGGGTCGCGAGAAGCACGATGACACGGTCATGTCCTTGTGGATCGCGCACTCCGTGTTGCGCGTGGAGAGGTTTACACACCGCTATGTGGACTCGGTGGGACGCCTCTTGAATCACGAGGGCGAGCAGGTGGACACCGTGTCACAAGACGCAGGGCTTGACGAGTGGTGGGGCTCGTTGCTCTCCAGCGCGGACCCCGAGGGGGCGGGGCACTAGCAGATAAAGGGCGGCGTGGGTACACTTAGCACACACGCACAGGAGCACGCGCCATGTCCGCATTTAAGACCATCACACTCAGCCGCACGGGCGATGGGGAGCTTGTGTTCACCCCCGCCATCACCAAGTGGAACCCCGCAGGCTACCCAGCCAACGCGCAGATTGCCGTGAGCGGTATGGAAGGGGGCGTGTTCGCCTTGGAGTTCTTGCCCGCTGGCGACTCGGTGTACCGCGTAGCGTTCCCCGAGGTAACTGAGGCAGACTTGGCTGTTATCGCGGGCAAGGACGCGCCCTTGTTCGAGGCGTTGCGCGTCACCGTGAGCGGGTCAAGCGGCGGCGTGGTCACGGCAACCCTGACTCTGTGGGAGCGAGGCATCTAATGGCTATTCTCAGTCTTACAGGCGGCGGTGGCGCGGCAAGCGTCCCAAATGCAACCACTACCGTGGCGGGCAAGGTTCGCCTCTCCACCGTCACCGAGGCCACCACGGGCACCTCTGCAACGATTGCCGTGACCCCCGCGGGCCTGAGCGCCGCGATTGCAGGTATCGCAGGGGGCATGACTTACAAGGGCTTTTGGGACGCGCTCAACGCTGTTCCTGACCTGAGTGACGCGGAGCAGGGTGACTTTTACTATG